AACTCCTATTGGGTTGGATTATTGCGGCTGGATTGCTGTATTACAGTAGCAGCAATCTTAGAAGCTGCTTGAGACTCTGATTGAGCAGCTCTTAATTCATTTGTCCTCTCAGAAAGACCCCTGCGTAACTCAAACTCTTCCTGTTTAAGCGCAATCTTACGTTCAAGCTCGTTAACTTTAAGATTAGGCTGCACATCTGCGATATCCTGAACTTTAGCAGTATTAACAGCGGCTTCAGATTGCAGTTTCCTAACTTCTGCTTCAAGTTTCGCAATCTCAAGTTGGATTGACTCCATTTCCCACTGATGGTGTTGCTGTTGCATCTCTGCTTGTTCAGGTGTAGGCGGTTCCTGGCCTGTAAGAACCCGAATACGCTTAGCCAATTCTCCTTTTCTAGCTAAATGAGAGTATTCAACAACCGCATCATCAGGAATTTGCACACCGACATTGCGTAAGTTAATCGCTTCAGCGAATTGAATCTCATCAAAGCTATCCCGCGCAGGAGCTGTAGCAACAATAACATCATACTCACCAAGCGTAAGGTCATTGATAATCTTACCTTCAGGGGTTTGCTCATTAATTACCATTGGCTCTCGTGGTTTTAAAGGATCATCTTCATTAGTCACCTGGATAATCCGTTGCTCTGTATAAAAAGACTGAACAAGATTTAATATTTTTTCAGCTAGAATCTGGCGTGTCTTTTTCAGGTTATCCAAAGGAACCTGAATCATAATCACACCACGGTTTTGTTTAGCCTGGATTGCAACACCGGATACTTCAGCACCATCAGTTCCTAGCATGGAATCATTAATACCAGAAATAGACTTTATGTTATCAGCCGCTTTCTGGCCTATTCGATCCAAGCCAGTTGGGATTGTATTCGGTTGGATCTTAGCTGGCGGTGTTGTCCCCCGTTGGTATTCAAGAACAAGTCCTGTTTCAGCACCATGTTCTTCAAGATCATCTGCAGATAGACCAACTAACGAACCCGCTTCAATCATCCACCCTGAGTTCGCTGTAGTATTAACAATATGTAATTCCTGGCTGGCAATTTTATTTAACTGTTCCTGTGGAGACAGTAGATTACGAACCATACCAAAAGGCTTTCCGCGTCTGAAATATGCAAAGAACGGAATAACTGTAAAGTCCTTATAGGGACTCCAATCATCATGCAGGACTATTCGATCACAAGTAACTGTCCAGCGAACTTTACGGATAACTTTTGAAACAACACTTAGGCCGTATTTTTTAGCGAATTTTTTTGCTTTCGCTGGGGACCACGGTTCCGGTATCTGTCTTTGATCTCCCGTAATTGGGTCAACATAGAAATCAACTCTAGCAATACGTTTATGCTGCCTTTCGATAACCCGTAACGCTTTAACATTACGATACTCATCATTGGTTGTAGGACCATGACCAGTATAATCATCCGTTGCGTTTGTGTCCCCAAACCGGCTTTCTTCATATTCAATTGAATCTCTTCCAAAAGAGTTTCCATTTTCAGCAATAAATTGAAGATCGTTTGCTTTCTTTTTTCCAT